ATATCGAATGCATGCATTCGATATTAAAAATGGTAAAAAAGAAATGAATGGTTACACTACATTACATTATGATAACAGAATGAGAATATTAATTGATAATTGGTTTGGTGGATATTTACACCTTGCACATTACAGAGATGATTTTGTTGTAAGATGGGTTATGTTAGAAAAACTAAAGAAATATTATGATGCACAACCATACTTGGATAGGATAGATGAGATATTTCCACACAAGGAAGTATGGGAAAGCAATATATTTGGTTCATTAGTTTAAATTATTATATTTATATACTGATGGGTAAAATACTATGAATGAACTTTCAAAATTTCTTGTAGAATCTATTCTTGAAGATGATAATCCAATAAAAAAGACCGTTGTTATATATGTTGGTAGATTCCAACCTATGCATAAAGGTCATTATGGTACTTATCAACATCTTGTAAAGAAGTTCGGTAAAAATAATGTATACATTGGTACATCTGATAAGGTAGAGTTACCCAAATCACCTTTTAATTTCAAGGAAAAAGTAAAAATTGCTAACGCAATGTTTGGTATTCCTAAAAACAAGATATTCAAAGTAAAGAATCCATATAAACCTACTGAGATACTTAGTAAATTTGATAAAAAGACAACTGCGTTCGTAACTGTTGTTGGTGAAAAAGATAAGAGTAGATTGGGAATGGGTGCTGGAAGATATTTTCAACCATATAAAGGAGAACCATCAGAAGGATATGAAGATAGAGGATATGTATACGTTGCACCTCAGAGTGGTGGTGGAATAAGTGGTACAGAAACTCGTAATGGATTATCAGTTGGTTCAGATGACCAGAAAAAAGATTTCTTCAAGAAAAGAGCATACGGAAAATTTAATGCAACTATCTTCAAGATGATTACAGATAAACTTAACGAAGATTTAGAAGTTAAGAAAGAATGGATATACGAAATATCATCAACAACGATTGGTGGTGGTGATGTAGATGATGGACCAAATATTGTTTATCCATCTGCAGATTTATTCAAAAAGATGTCAATCGAAAGAGCTGCACAAATTGGATTTGATGTTGTAGGTGATATTCTCGGTGGACAAGAATCAATTGATAAAACAGATTATAGAGTATATGGAGATGGACCGGTAGGAGCAGTATCATTCTTCCCAGCTGGTATCATTGGTAACAAAACCCCAAATAACCAAGTAGATATTTACTCAAAAGGTGCGTATGCACAATGGTATCAACACGCAACAAGAACTGCATCACTTGTAGGATACGAAGTGGTACGAGGATTGGGTGTACATAAAGATGATGCTAAAAAAGCAGGTGATGCTGCAAAGGGTGCAAAGGAATTAGAGAAAGAATTCGAAACTTCACTAAAAGAAAATATCGTATTACCTGTAAAAGTAGGTGATACAATCTTAACAGGTAGATTCAAGAATAAAAAAGTAAAAGTTAAAACAATTGGTAAGGATGAACATGGGATGCCAACTATCAATGGTAAAAAAGTTGTAACTTTTCGACTGATGAAAGAACATTATATTGCAGAACTTGCAGGTACTGAGGTAAAATGTGAAAAATGTAATCACCAATGGGAAATAGAATCTGATGATGATGAAAAATACTTATGTCACTCATGTGGATATGATTCTCAAAAGGGTGAATATGATTTTGATGCATTTGATTCTTGGCAAGAAAAGAACGGAATGTTAGATGAGAGAAGTAAAGGTAAATTAAGACCTGCTGATTTACTTAGAAGAAAGGCTGCAATGGCTGGTAAACGAGCAGCAATTGCTAGAAAAAGAAAAAGAACCATGAATAGAAGAAAACCTTTGAGTAAACTAAAAAAGATTGCATACAAAAAGGCATACTTAGAAGTTTACAAAGAATTCATGGAAGATTTATTTCCAGGCGTTTCAAAATCAGATTTATCAATCCAACAAGCAAAGATAGTTCATAAAAATGTACTGAGAAAAAAGAAAAGAGTTCTTAAAAGAGCTAAATTTAAATTTTTACCTCAACTTAGAGATGCAGAAGCACAAAAGTTTGGTCAAAAAGATGAAATGAGTAAATCTACTTTAAATAAGATTGAAAAATTTGCTGAAAAGAAACTATCACCAGAAGATATTGAATTTACAAAACACTTTTTCGATAGAGTTAATGACCCTCGTAATGGAAAAGAGATATCTGATGCGGAATTGACTGGGTTTTTCAAAAGATTATCAAAATATAAGAAAAAATTTAAAGAATTCTTAGAAAAATATCAACAAATCGTTGTAACTGATAAAAGACACGATATAAACATACCATTTGTTAAACAAGCAAATCAAATTATTGCAAAAACTGTAATGAGAAAGAAGAATTTTCAAACCTCAAACCCAAAATTAGCGTTTGAAGATTCAAATCCGAACGCACATCCACAAGGTAGTAAGAAAATATCGGCTCGTACAACTGTAATGGATATGTTAGATGTAATTTCTCACAAAGAATTTAGAGGTAAGGATTTTGAAAAACTATCTACATCAGAAAAAAAGAAAGTAATTAGTATTGCTAAGAAACATAAATTCGTAACTGAGAATAAAAAGATGATATCAGAAGGTGGTGCGTATGGACACATGTCTCACCCATTCGATACTGATATCAATTTAACCTTTGGACAACTTAAAGATATAGTAAATCGTGCACTCGAAGGTACACTTGAGTTTACAAGAGAGAAAACTGATGGTCAAGCATTAGCAATTTCATGGAGAGATGGAAGATTAGTAGCAGCAAGAAACAAAGGACACCTAAAAAACAAAGGTGAGAATGCTTTAGATATCAAAGGAGTATCAGATAAGTTTCAAGGTAGAGGCGGATTATCAGATGCATACAATTATGCTATGAAAGACCTCTCAAATGCTATTTCTTCTTTATCAGAAAAACAAAGAGATAAGATTTTTAAACAAGGTGCATGTTTTATGAACCTTGAAGTGATATATCCAACATCAGTTAACGTAATTCCTTATGGTCAAGCATTACTTGTATTCCATGGCACGATGGAATATAACGATGAGGGTGTTGCAATAGGTGAAAATGGTGAGGCTGCAAGAATCTTGGCAGGTATGATTAAACAAGTGAACAAAGATGTTCAAGATAATTATACGATTCAAGGCCCACCTGTTGTAAAATTACCTAAATCTACTGATTTATCCAAGAAAAAAGGAAAATATTCATCACAAATATCTAAACTACAAAAAGAATTCAAACTAAAAGATACAGATGGAGTTGCAAACTACCATCAGGCATGGTGGGAACAATGGGTTGATAAAAATTCACCATCATCACTTGATAATAAAACCAAAATGGGGTTAGTTAAAAGATGGGCGTTCATGGATAAGAAGTTTAGATTAGATAGTAAGAATATTTCTGATTCTAAGACACTTGAATGGGCCAAGAAAACAGATAAAGATGACCATAAGAAAATATCTAAACAAAATCTAATGAAATTTGAACAGATTTTCTTAGGATTGGGTGCAGAGGTATTAGAATTTACTTCATCCGCACTTACAGTTAATCCTGATGCTGCAGTTCGTGATATAAAGAAACGAATTGATAAAACAATCAAGGATGTTAAGAAATCAGGTGACCCTAAAAAGATAGAAAAACTTAAATTAGAACTCGGAAGATTGAATTCAATCGGTGGTTCTAAAAAAATTGTACCAAATGAAGGTATCGTGTTCTTATATAAAGGAAATACCTTTAAATTAACTGGTACATTTGCATCCGTAAATCAAATACTTGGTATCTTCTTCTAAAATTTACGGTTTCTTTAATTTGATATATTTATACATAAACAATAACCTAATATGTAACAATGGGTAAAGAGTTTAAACGAAAATTTATGCATCCAACTCGTAGAAAGTTGGTAGATATGGTTAAAACTGGTGAGTATGATAAAAATACTCAAATCGGTTATGAAGGAAAGAAGATTGAACGTAAAGTAGGTGATGTTTGGGAAGATGAACACTACAAATACGAGAAAAAAGAAGGTTATATTGTAAAACAAGGTAAAAACTCTGATGTTTTCGAGGATATTAGGAAATATCTCGCAGATTTAGAGAAATGTAAGAATAAAGATTGTTCTCATGTTGGTAAATTTAGTACCAACAACAAAAAATCCATAAAAGAGTTTGGATATTGTATAAATTGTATGTCTGAACTATCTATAGAGTTAAAAGAGGCAGGTATTTTAGAAGATTACGCACATTATAGAGTTCTTACAGAAAGAATCAAGGTTGGGTTGTTCAAACTTGAAGAAATAAAACAATCGATGGATGGATTAAAACAACAGTATGATGAAATTGATGAAAAAGGAAAAGTAGTCAACTCATATGTACTACCAAGACCAGTTGATGAAATGAAAGAAGAAATGGCTGGATTCATTGAGAGAAGTAATGAAGAAATCGAAATGATATCATTACAAAGAAACATATTATTTGACAGGATAAAGGAGAAAAATTATGAGCATATTCTTTAATTTATTATTAAAACGATGGAGAGAATTATTTATTCTACTCCTGATTGGTATCATCCTCTTTATGAGAGGTTGTGATGCAGAGTATAACGGAGACAAAGAACTTGTTGAAGTTGATGGTGAACAATTTGAATTATTAGAACAGAAAATAGATACTGTCTTTGTAGAAAAAGAAGTAGTAGTTCAAAAATACATACCAAAGTATATTACGAAAGAAGTAATCAAAGAAGTAGAGATACCAATTGATGTAGATACATTGAAAATCATTCAAGATTATTTTGCATCTTACAAAGTTGTTGATACTTTACAGTTAGCATACGATTTCCCAACAGAGGTTACGGATTCTATTGGAAATAAACCATCTGGTGATTTAGGATTTGGTATTTTAACTGATGTAATATCTCAAAACTCAATACAATCGAGAGAAATTGAATGGAATTTCAAAATACCTACAGTTTATAATACTAAAATTGTAAAAGAGTTACCGAAAAATGAATGGTACTTAGGATTTGGTGGTGGATTTGATAAACCTAACTTTATAAACAATCTTAGAGGTAGTTTACTACTAAAAACTAAGAAACAAAAAATGTTTAGTTTAGATTTAGGTGTATCCAATCAGATACAAGACCCTCTTACTGGCAACTCTAAGTTAGAACCGTTTGTTGGTGGTTCTATGTATTGGAAATTGGGTAAAAAAGAGTAATGAGTAAACAAAGTTTAAAGGAAATAATAAAACTTGAGTATCAGAAGTGTGCATCTGACCCAATACACTTCATGAAGAAGTATTGTATGATACAACATCCGGTACGCGGTAAAATTCCTTTTCACTTATATCCGTTTCAAGAAAAAACTCTTAATGAATTCAATGGACATAGGTACAATATTGTTCTAAAATCCCGTCAAACAGGCATCTCAACCTTAGTTGCGGGGTTTTCACTTTGGAAAATGTTATTCAATCAAGATTTCAACGTATTGGTAATCGCAACTAAACAAGAAGTAGCAAAAAACCTTGTAACAAAGGTTAGGGTAATGAATGATTTATTACCAACTTGGTTAAAACAAACAACAATAGAAGATAATAAACTATCTCTTAGGTATTCAAATGGTTCTCAGATAAAAGCAACATCTTCAAGTGGTGATGCCGGCCGTTCTGAAGCACTATCTTTATTAGTATTTGATGAGGCAGCGTTTATTGATAATATTGAGGAGATTTGGATATCTGCACAATCAACATTATCTACTGGTGGTAATTCTATTATACTTTCAACACCAAATGGTGTGGGTAATTTCTTTCATAGAACATGGGTAGGTTCAGAAGAAGATGAAAATGGTTTCAATCCTATTAGATTACATTGGAGTGTACATCCAGAACGAAATCAAGAATGGAGGGATAACCAAGAAATACTATTAGGACCAAAAGGTGCAGCACAAGAGTGTGATTGTGATTTTGTTTCTTCTGGTGATACGGTTATAGACCCTCAACTTTTACAATTCTATAAAGAATCATTCTGTCAAGAACCATTAGAAAAGACAGGATTCGATAGTAACCTTTGGAAGTGGGAATATCCAAACTATAATAAAGGTTACATGGTTGTTGCCGATGTTGCGAGAGGTGATGGTGGTGATTACTCGGCATGTCATGTAATTGATATACAAGAGGCAACTCAAGTTGCTGAATACAAAGGTAAATTAGATACAAAAGCATTTGGGAACTTCTTAGTTGCACTTGCTACTGAATACAACGAGGCATTACTTGTGATTGAAAACGCAAACATTGGTTGGGCAACAATTCAACAAGTAATTGATAGAGGATATGGAAACTTATTCTACATGAGTAAGGATTTAAAATATGTAGATGTAGAAAATCAGATGACAAATAGATATCGTGCCGAAGAAAGAGGTATGGTTGCAGGATTTAGTACTACATCTAAAACAAGACCACTTATCATATCTAAATTAGATGATTATTTCAGAGATAAATCAGTAACAATTCGTTCACATAGATTAATTGATGAAATGTTTACATTTATATGGAATGGTAATAGGGCTGAAGCAATGAAAGGTTATAATGATGATTTAACGATGTCATTTGCAATTGGATTGTGGGTTAGAGATACCGCACTTCGATTAAGACAAGAAGGAATTGATTTAACTAAAAAAGCATTAGGTGGTATTGGAACACAAACACATGGTGCAGTTTACGGTGGTAATTCTTTACCGAATCATTTAGAACATAACCCATGGCAACAACAAGTAGGTGATTCGAATGAGGATTTGACCTGGTTAATTAGGTAATACTTAAAAATTATATATTTATACTGTAAGGAGTTAATTATGGATGAAATAACAAAGGCACTTTATTCGAATTTTGTAAAAACAATCAGAGAACAATCTGATGAGATACAAGAATACGATTGCGAGAATGAACAAGACTACAAAGAGATTGTTGAATTTTTAAAAGCATACAAACCAGAAGTAAACGAAGCGGAATATCAAGGAAGAAAAGTTAAACTTGGTAAACCAATGAGAGGTGATGTTAAAAAATTCAAAGTATATGTAAAGAATCCACAAGGTAACGTAGTAAAAGTTAACTTTGGACATGGTGGTTCTTCAGCAAAAGGAAAAACAATGAAAATAAAAAAGAGTGACCCTCAAAGAAGGAAGTCATTCAGAGCAAGACACAACTGTGATAATCCTGGCCCAAGACATAAGGCAAGGTATTGGAGTTGTAGAGCTTGGTAATAGGTTATAATTAAAATAAGAATAAAATGGCAGATACTTCATTTTTTGGTAGGTTAACCCGTCTGTTTTCAACACAGGCGATTGTTCGTGTCGATAGTAAAGGTAGACGTAAAGTTGTAGATACCGATGATAGACAACGAACCAATCTCTCATCTTTAAGAGATAGATATACTAAACTACAAAAAGCACAATATGAAATGGCTGGTGGAGCTCAATCCATGGCCTACCAACAAGTTCGTAGAGAAATATTCAGAGATTACGATGCTATGGATAATGACCCAATTATTGCATCTGCATTAGACATATTTGCTGATGAATCTACACTTAAAAACGAATTTGGTAACATACTTACTATTCGTTCTTCAAACGAAGATGTTCAGGCAATACTACACAATTTATTTTATGATATCATGAACATTGAATTTAATCTTTGGCCATGGGTAAGAAATATGTGTA